ACTAATGTAATAAAGATTCATATTTTCTATTTTCGGAAAAAATGTATCACACTCATAATGTTTATCAATATATGTAATACAAAATTCGTCTATTAAAATATTATTATTTCTCTTCGCATTATCGTCTACAAAAATATTATACACCTGTGTTCCACCGATTATCCATATTTCATCATATAATGAATTATATTTTTTTACAATCGAATTTCGATTAATCTCACGCTTCTCATTCTCCTCATCCTTTTCCGACCATTCGTATCTCTCATTCCGAACCACCGGGACATACCCCGGCGAGATACAAAACTCCATGATGCGTGAGATTGATGAGAAATGGATAATTAAATCTAAATTAGTATTACACGTAATGCTTTCAACAATAGATGTTGATAATATTATATTGTCTCTATTTTTTAGTGGTTCGGGGTATTTCGGCAGGGATAGCCATGTATTTTTACCCATTACAACAGCATTTCTTTTTATATCTTTATTACTAACCGTAATCATATTCGCATTTTCATTTGTTACATTTTTCTTATATTTTCCGTACTCTCCTGTCGTTTTATTCGAAAAATGAAGCAAGTCTTTCTTAATCTTCCATGGTATACTGTTATGGTAACCTATACCGCAAGTTTTACACATTGCTACTATTAACTTTACTTTCATTTATACATAATATATAAACATATTTTCTAATATATAAACATATTCTCTAATATATAAACATATTCTCTAATATATATATATTACTATGGATGATAGAATTAAAAAAGATATATATAAATTAAGTTATATAAATAATAAGAGAGTAGATGAGGACCAAATTCCCGAAAAAATTATAGTTTTTTATGGAAAGACAAATCCACAAACGAAACAAAACTGGGATATATCTGTAGATGAGTTAAAAGAAAAATTTGCATCATACGTAGAAAAAAAAATAAATTCGAAAGATAAAAGTCAAAGTCAAAGTGACGAAAAAGAAGGAGATGAAGAATATATATATTTTAACGATATATTTAGTGACACAGAATTAGAAAATATTAGCGAGTATAAAATAAATGTAGAGTTCTCATTTGATAGACTATACGGAGACGATACCATCGAGACAGTAAAGAAAAAAATTATTTCCAATATTAAATTGGAAAATACACCATCATTTGACGAAGTATATATTTTTTCTAAGCGAGGAATCGAATATACACCTACACAATTGTATAATAAACTATCAAATAATGATACATCTACGATAACACGAACATCGCTCGTTAATTTTTTAACAAATTCGCATAGATGGATTTTAAAACCGGACTGTGAACTCATTTTAAGAACAAATAAAGACGAGCTAAAAGATGTATATACATACGAAGATATTATGGAACTTTTCTTTAGATACAAAAAAGAAAAAAATGAAGGTAGTGGAGAAGGTTCTGGCGAAGAAACACCATCGGACGACGAAGAGGAGATTATAGAAGAATCTATTATTCCTTTAATAGAAGATATTCCAATTGGACAAAAACTAACATACAATCAGTCAGAATATACGTTTACCATTAACCCTTTTAGCGTAGTAGAAATCGATAAGTTTCTAAAACAAAAAGCAAAAAATATAATTTCTACAACAAATAAAACATTATTGTTAGACTACCAGCCTATTATTTGTAATACTATATTTTTATGTCTTGCTAGTGACGTATTAGAGTATGTCGAAACATTTAATGGCGAATTAGATGCCGAAGAAGAAGAAGAACTACTTCTATCCGATAACATGATACAAATATATTACCCATATTTGGCCGAAAAAGAGTACACCACGCTTACTGCTTTAGAAAACAATCGCCGAGAATTGGAACAGTCTACATTAGAATTAATAAACGATAAATCATATAAAGAACTTGTTGAAAATGTAGACTTATTTTATGATGTATTTTATCAGAAAGAAAAAGATAAAGACTTAAAATATGTGAAAAAAGGCATTTCGTATATCGAGTTAGAAATAAAACCTGATTCTATTATTAATATTCCGATCGATATACTATTCAAAATATTACACACGACGGAAGAAAAACCTCTTATCAAACTAACAAGAAATAAAAGGGATGAAAAAATGTACAGATTATATGCAAACAAAGTATCAAAAAATGGTAAAAGAATTCCATACCTCAAAAAATCCGATATTAAAAAAATAATGAAAGAAACGCAACAAGAAAAACGTGTAATGGTTTTAATACATGTCATACACGAAGAATATGTTAACGGAGAATACGTAAGAGACTATATAATTAAAGTAAAATGTGAATTTGATAATCACGGTAGTATATTTATTTCATTTAAACTAGAACAACCTCTAAACGATGATAATATAACGAAAATTATTGAAAAAAGTGTTAATCCTGTTATACAGGAAGTAGCGACCTTTATCGAACAGTATGGTTATTCCATGAACGCGTTTCACAGTCTTTATTCCAAAAATGTTATTATTCGAGAAATAAAGTATAAAACACTTTTGAAACTCCCAGACGATTTTAGGTTTAATATTCCGGAAAATATGGGATGTATATCTAGCATATTTAATGTTATTGAATACAAAGAAGGGCAGCGTATTATAATGAGGTATAAGCGTGTTTCAAATTATAATGAAATGGAAGGTATTGACGCATTTATAATGCAACAGTTTTTAAAGTCGAGTTACCAAGCTGATGTTGTAACAGGGTTAATGGAAAATTATCAAAGTTTAACATACGCAGATGCTGTAAGACGTGTTTCAAATTTATTAGACCAGTTACAACTTTCGGAGTTAAATAAACAAACTAAAATAAAAGTAAATGTTCATCCTGGATTTTTCACATCTATTATTCAGTATCAAATTGTAACAAATGGTAATTTTGAAATAAATGTTGAGAATATTGATAATATTTATTATTTGGACAGTATTGAAAAAATGGTGGATTCATTTTTGAGGTTACTTCTTTATAAGAAGTCGCAACCAAATACTAATGTTTCTAGCGAACAAATTACGAAGTTATGTAAAAAATCATTTAGTTCAAAGCAACAGTCTGAAATTAAAGAAGTTAAAGAGTTTGTTGTTCATGGAGATAAGTCAGTTCTTACAGATAATATGATGGTTGCAGAAACAAATCCATTAGATGATGCGTATGTTTATGAAAATTTTTCTAGACCCGAGGACTTACAAAAGATTGATGACGCCGCGCTAGAAGATATATTTTTTGGTAGTGATGACGAAGAAGAAAGCGGTAGTGAAGGCGAAGAAAAAAGCGGTAGTGAAGGCGAAGAAAAAAGCGGTAGTGAAGGCGAAGAAAAAAGCGAAGAAAAATCAGACGTAGAAGAGTCTGGTATAGAAAGTGGCGAAAAAAAAGTTACACCTTTAGCAACTCCCGAAGAAGAAGGAGAGGCTATCGATGATTTTGAGATTGAAAATGATGATGAAGAAGAAGCAGAAGAAGAAGAAGCAGAAGAAGAAGCAGAAGATGAAGAAGAAGAAGCAGAAGAAGAAGAAGAAGCAGAAGAAGAAGCAGAAGAAGTAAAAAGCGATGACGGAGACGTAATCGACGATATTGAATTTGGTAGCGATGATGATAGTGTCGAAAGTAGTGGAGGAAGCTCAAGTGAAGGAGAATCAATTTCTCCCGTAGACATACCATCACTTAGCTCAGATACAGATGTAACACCTAAACCGGTTGTTACTAAAACAAACCCATTACCAAAAAAGCAAATTAATACTTCAGGTTTAAATTTATCAGCCAAGGCTAAACCCTCCTCCGCATCTGCTGCAGCCGCCGCCGCCGCTATTTCGTCGGACGAGGATGAATCAGGGGAAGGTGTTACACTATTTCAAAGAGGCACAGTAGAACGCGACATTACTGGTGCGAAATTATCGAACCCAAACCCTGTTTTTCAAAGATTATATTCACTAGATCCCGTTTTATTTCCAAAAAACACGGACGGAAATGTGAAAGAGTATTCGCGCTCATGTCCCTGGAATGTTAGACGACAGCCAATTATTTTAACAGATGATGAGAAAAAACATATAGACGAGAATCACGCCGGTTCATATGATAGAGCTATGAAATACGGGTCTTCTAAAACAAACCAATTTTGGTATATATGTCCGCGTTATTGGGACTTGAAAAAGAATGTAAGTTTGACACACGAAGAAGTAGAAAAAATAAAAGCGAAAGAGGGAGATGTTGTTATCCCACCAGGTGCAGAGACTATACCGGCAGGTAAATATATTTTCGAGTTTACGGAAGATAAGTATCATATAGATAAAAAAACAGGACAATATAAGTCACAGTCTCCTGGTTTCGTAAACAGTAAAGAAAACGCCGGAAGTAAATACTGTATACCGTGTTGTTTTAATAGTCAAAACTTTGCAAAAGATATGCAAAATAACGCACGTCAGGCATGCGGTTGTCCTAGTATAACCGCACATAATCAAGCAAATCCCAACAGTAAAAATTTTGAGTGTAAAGGGAAAGAGCTTGCTTTTAAAGCATCCCCGGTAAGACGCGTTCGCGGAAAAGGTACAAGTAAACTAGAAGCCCAAGAAGAGGAAGGCGAAGAAGAAGAATTGGTAATGGAAGCAGATAGAGCACCAAGCGGTAATGTAGCAGAAGAAGAAGAAGGCGAAGGCGAAGGCGAGGGTGTTCCTGGTGAAGACGAAGATGACAAGTCTTTACTTTCAGCAGAACCAGCAACACCCGCATCACAAGGATCTCTAGCATCTCTAGCAAAATTGAGTGAAGCTGCTGCTATGGTTAGCAGAAGAACAATTGGACCTAAAAAGGAATTTATTATTTTAGGCCCAGAGCGTAATGCTGAACTACCGGAAGGAGTATATGGTTATTTATTACCGCAATTACAAGCATTCTTCTCCCAGAGTATAAAAACATGCACCCTAAACGAAAAAAGCACTATTTTAAAACCAGGTGTATCATGTTTATTGCAAAAGGGTGTTCAGACAGGTGTTAATACCGGCGAAAATAACAAAAGTCAAAGTTTTATAGGTTCAATTGCTGATATATATTCAAAATACACGGAACAACTTACGGGAACGTATACTAAAGTTTCTATTACTGAGATGAAAAAAATTATCATAGATGCGGTAGATATCGACACCTTTATGACGTACCAAAATGGTACACTTATAAATACATTCAACTATAAACAAAAATCAAATAACTCTAACGATGCAGACGAACGCGATAATGAGAATGAAGGTGATCAAGGTGTTTATAATAAACGAACAGACAAAGGGTCCGAATCTCAAGATTATTCCGAAGACATGTCTGTAAAAAGTAGTACGAGTAGCGTAGACCATGACGGTGGTGGTAGTTCGAGTGAGGAAGAAAAAGAAAGTAACCAAAGTGGCGATGAACTAAATTTATTAGATTTTGAATCGGACGCGAATGCTGTAGAAAATCCCATAGAAGGGATAAATATTCAATCAAGCGAATCGGAGGATAAACTAAAAACCGATTCAGAAAATGAAGAGGTAGTTAAAGAGGGAGTTAAAGAGGGAATCCAAGAAAATGATTCATCTTTAGAAGAGTCACAACAATCGGAGGGAGAACAACCGGAGCGAGAACAAGATATATGCATTGTAGACGACGACGTGTTTAGACTAATGTTACAAAAATCCGATTTTAAGTATAAAGAGTCTGCTATTTTTAAATCAATCAAAAAAATGTCAAATACGGATGCTCAGTTTATTTTCTTTAAAAAGGTTGTATGTTCATTTGAAAATTTTAAAAAATATATAAACAGTAAAAGTATATATATCGACCATCAATACTTATGGGATATCGTAAGCACGCCAAATCCTAAGCTATTCAAAAATGGTATAAATATAATTATATTGCAAATATCAAATAGAGATATAACAAATAATATCGAAGTTTTATGTCCCACGAATCATTACTCAAGTGGATTTTTTGATAGCAACAGAGAAACCGCAATATTAATAAAAAGAACTATTAAAAATACAAATATTTTTGAACCTATATATGAAATACGCGAGTTAAAACAGCGCAAGTTTACGTGTCTGTTTAATGTTAAAAATACCGCAATAAGAAAATACACAAACGAAAGTGGTGTCGAAGTTAAAGAAGCCGCTTTACCTCCAGTCCTTAAAAAAATAATAACAAATATTAAACATGCGTATGATGGACAATGTAAACCTTACAATAGTATTCCTCGCGAAGGAACAGCAAATGCTTCTAATAAATTTCCAAGACTATACGATTTTTCAAGAAATATACATTTACATGAACTAAAAGAAAAAGTGACCCGAGCTGGATTTGTTATATCAAATCAGATTTTAAATTACGACGGAAGAGTAATCGGTATATTTATACAAAAAGAAGATGAAGAAAGTAACGAAAACTTTTCAGGCATCGTAATGTGCGAACCTTCGCCTGTCGATAAAACAATACCACAAATAAACTATATCGACGACGAGTCTTTATGGAGACCATACGAGGAAACTGTTACATTTCTTCACCATGTTCATAGTAAAGTTAAAATACCATGTTTACCGCGATTTAAAGTAATAGATGATGGGAAGATTGCCGGGGTTATTACTGAAACAGACCAGTTTATTTCCGTATCCATCGATGGAACAGAAAGTAAAAGAACCGATGGTATATTTAATATACCGGTTATAAATACTAGCGACTATAATATTGCGGATACAGAAATTAACGCGAGACTCAAAGATGACCCCGACAGAGAACGGTATGTAAAATATATATATTTGGAAAATAATTTCTATAATGTTTTTAGAACCATAGTTCGAATTTTACTGCATAAATTTGAAAACATAGATATAAAAGAATCAATATTATCGATTATTAAACGCAACGACATGTTATATTTAATTAAACTAAGCAACTTGCAGACGCTTATACGAAGACTTGTATCAAATTATATCACTTTTAGCACAACACACTATAGTGAAGAACTACTAAAAAGTATAAGCGAAGTAACTACTTCTTGTATAACCAATAAAAATCCAAATACGTGTACTGAAACAAAATACTGCATAAAAGAAACAGATAAAGAGGGGAGATGTAAGATGGTTATACCCAAAGTCAACCTTCTTAATCCGAGCCAAAATAATGAAATAATGTACATTGCTAGAATGACTGACGAGATTTTGCGGTATAATAGAATACGCGCATTTATGTTGGATCGTAACATATTCCCCTTGATAAATGTAAAATATAACCTACGCGAAGATGAAATTATATTATCACATACTATGCTTAGCGAAGATTATCTAGATAATTTGGAGCCAGTTCCTGAAAATGAATACGCAAATTTTAATACATATGACACCGCGGAACCATTATTATCCGAACTGTATGAAAGTATATATGATACGCCTTCTTCACAACATGTAAAGTGTACAATGGAAAAGATATTTTTAACACAAGAATATCGCAAATACTTTACTTCAAAGGAAACGCGAAGTTTAGAAATGTTGAAATTCAGTTCAAATTCGTCAAGGTGTTCTTTCGAAATTATGTTGTTTATTTTGAAACTTGAGGCAAAAAGAAGAAACTATAAAAGACTAGAAACGATTACTATAAATCATCTTAAAATTATTATTGCGCAGTTTTATATAGACACAATCGATAAACAGTATACCGAAGGTATAAAAGATCGATTTGCAAAACTTTTAAAATACTACGGTATGGAGTCTATTTCCGATGAATATAGAATAAAGGTTACAGCAAATGAAGATGATAATTTCATTGAAACACTACCATTTTTTGAATCATATCACTTAACTAGGCTTGATATTTGGATTTTAGCATCTTATTACAAAATACCTATTATTATTTTATATTACCCCAATAAAGCCCTTCTTGAAACAAAAGACAACTACTCAATTCTTACAACATATTATGATGAAAAGTCGGGTCAAGTAGAAGAATCCAATCCATTGTTGGGCAAAGAAAAGGAAAAGGAAAGTAGTAGTGAAGGCTTACCATATGTTAGAGAAGAAGCACGCCCGATTATTAGTGAAAAATCGCCAAATGTTCAGGGGTATTATTTTCTTATTGCACCCGCTATCAAACCAAATATCGTACCTTCATATAGTATTATTTTTAGAAAACAGCTAGAACCAGAAGCGAGCGAACCAGCAGACGCGGCAAGTGATAATGAATATTACATACCCTTAAATATTCTTACTCATTCATTTCAGTCTATAGTTATTCACCAGCAGTCGACACAGTACGTTAATCCCGATGAAGTACTTCATAGCGAAGATGATGAAAGCGTGCAAATGAAAGAGTCAATAAGATATAAAAATAGTATTATACAGTTTGTTCAAAATTTTAAACCTCCTTCTAAGAAAGGAAAAAGCGATGACTCGTCATCTGTTGGAACCGCACAATCATTGGAGTTACAAGAAGACCAAGACTTAGGTGAGTTACGTGTTAAGCAACAAAGAAAACACAAAAAACCACTACAAAAAATTAATGTATCATCTTCCCTATTTAAATCTTTGGGAGATTCCGCGGAGGCAGTAGCAGCAGCATCCCAAGTAGAAGGTATTGCGCCTAGCGAATCAATAAAAGCAAAAGAAAAAGCAAAAGCAAAACGACTCCCAAGCCTAAAAGGAAAAAAACCAACTATAAACACATCTTTGCTGGTACTACCACCATCAGATGTATCCGCGAAACCTGTTAAAAAATCGAAAAAAAAAATAAATATTAACTTTTCAGAACTTCCATTACTCAAAGAGAAAAAAGATTCCGACGAAGAAGCTAATTTAACTGATATAGCCGAAGAAGACTAATAAATATATGTCCATCAAGTAAAATATTATGTTTATAAAAAATAATATTTTATATCACCACGTTATCGTAATGTTATATTATGGTTCAGCTAATTTAAAATCCAATATTGTAGTTCATCTTCACATTTCCAAGGTTCTCTTTCTTGATACTAGATACTGTAACATTCATTGACAGGTTTCCAATAGAGCATACATCGTCGGGATTTTCAAGATCAAATGCTTTATCAATTTCATCATTTGCGTTAGTAACATTGTATTTCGATTCGCCACCAAATTTAATCATCTTGTTCATATCAAGCAATACTTGAAAACTACTTGTTCCAAAGTAACCTTCTTGTCCACACATTACATTAGCAGATACACCGCGCATTTCATCCAACTCGGCATGTCTTGCTGCTTTCAAAAACATTTCCGGCGTCTCTTCAAACGACGCTTTAGCAATAGGACCAATGTCATCATTATTGATTCCGTGACGAAATATAGAAACCATCTTTGCGCTTGCAGTCATTCGATCTGCTAACATAATTAAATGATGGTAGTTAATATATGTGTTGTCAAACTCCAACACCTCCGAAAGTTCATTAAAGATAGCAACACGAGCTGCTTCTATTCCCAACACACTATAGATCTCCTGAATATCGTTACTAATTGTTCGTGTAACATCAATATAGTCAAGCGACAAAGCAGTAATCAAGTTTGTTCCAGTGGTATCAAGTACCCACGTCTCTTTCTTGGTATAAGCGCTATCTATTTTAATAACCGAATCCGTAATCTTACGAAGCAATACTTTTGACAAACCCTTAACACCTCTTAGTACTATATTATTTAATATGTTATCTTGAAAATTCTTAAGAATATAAATTTGGTCGGATTGATCAAGAGACAAGGGATTATTATTTTTCTTCTTTGAGTTGGTAATTATATTATTTAACCTGATGCGGAATACCAAGTTATCAGAGTTGTAGTCGGCATACATACACGTAACCTCGTCGGTGTAGATATTTTTAAGAGCAAAGTGAATATCATCCATAGATATCTTTCTATCCAACATTGACTTACGATCCATGGTCATTCGAATAATCCATTTTGATTTTTCATTGGGTGCGGAGCCGGATGCAGACGCTCCGGCTTGTGGTGCTGCCGCTTCGCCAGATTCTTCGGGGTTTACAGAAGCACTTGCTAGGCTTTTAGTCATTTGCTCCGTAGTGCTGCTCATGCACTCATCAACCAGTTTTTCAAACTCAAAATATTGTGTCATGATACCTTTGTCTTGTTCAATAAGAGTATTCATGTCGTCGGGATCAAAACATATTTCAACAGAGTCAACAATTTCTTTCAAGATCGTCAACTCGATGCTAGGAATTTTATCTCTTACTATTTCTTTATCCATTTCTTCGTCTTTTTTCATGAAAATAGTCAATGATGGATTCTTGGGGTTTTCTGACAATGAAAGAATCTCCTCGATACGCGGTACACCGCGAGTAACATTCGACTTTGACGCAACACCAGCACTATGAAACGTATTTAAAGTAAGCTGTGTAGTTGGTTCACCAATACTTTGCGCAGCAATCATACCAACCATCTCTCCAGGTGCAACCAGTGCACGTTTATACATAAGTGTGATTGTTTCCAGTAAAACTGTGAGCGCCTTCTTATTAAATCGTTTAATAACTAGCAACTCTTTGGGCGACAAATAGTAGTAGTACATCGTTTTAAATAACTCCGTAGGAGGAGCATAATATAACCCTTCTAATATTTTATAGTTATCCTCTATCATATCAAATACATCTAAAGGCGTAATATCTACCATGGAGTTCTTGGTAATATGATGCATTCCTTGAACGTTATTGATAATATGAGTAAAACACACCGGCATGTGTACATTTTTATTATCCCGCATTTTAAACACATTCTTTACGATGTCGTCGCGTTTTGCTATCATCATATCCGTATAATATTTAGTTTTCTCCTCTAATTCTTTTACGTTTTTCTTCATTCTTGTCACAGCCGTCTTCGTAAATACCGTCATCAAAACACCGTCTTTATCATCATTTGTCGAGACGTAATAGTGTGCATATATTTCATCCAATGTCATGGACACAACTGGGATAAACTGATTCTCCACTTTTACAGTATCCACTCCATCATCGCCATATGCAAATTGTATGATGCGCTCTTTGTTGTTTCTCACCGTCATATCATATCCAACCTTCAAGTCTTCCAACCCCTTGATTAATCGTCTCTGAATATATCCTGTAGTGGACGTGTCGCGCACTTGCAGTCCATTCGCTAATCCAAAGTTAAGCGTTTTAGGAATAGTCAAATCATACATTTTTGGATGGAGGACGGGATCGACCTTTTCAATTGAAACAATTTCATCCAATATAACATCGTTGTGGCGAACAACTTTGTCTAATTTATCTTTCCAAACAATAGACTTCATTTTATTATTTTTTTCAGGATGAAGTAACGATACTTGTTCGGAAAATGCTTTTCCATTTGATGAACGTATACTAAGTCTATAAGATGGTTTAATATTAATGGTTCCAATATTATTATTTTTATTTTGCGTTTTAAATATTCTTGCATATACGCCAATACGAGAACACAGGTACGCAATATCTTCTGTTAGACGCAGGGATGCCGACGACGACTCAATAGAGTTTTTAGATATATATCCGTCCCCTGAAACGTAGCCACTCAAAATTCCTTTCACAAAATCAATATTTGAAATATATGCTTCATTTGGAATATGTTTATTTTCTGACCCATGACCCACTAATTTTGTAATAAATGTCGACATAACCGCAGAACTACCCCGTACGGTTCGCGTAGTTCCACCAATATTATTTATTTTCGTAGATTCAGAATGCTCTATATTAAATGTATCAAACCACGACTTTACGAATTCAATAATTTTATCATCCAAATTAGTAATGTATATAGAATGTTCGTGAATGTTTCCTTCAGCTATAAATAATCCAATAAATAATCCATTCACATAATTCAATTCAAAATTATTAGGTATATTACATTTTTGTCTTGTTCCTCTAAAGGGGTATACGCAATCTACCTTAATATCATTTATATTGGAACGCGTAGTAGCTCGCTGCAACTTAGCCTTACTATCAAAAGGCAAAGTAAAGGTTTTATTATTATTTTCATTCCACCAGTTTGAAGGAATTTTCTGTCTATTGTCCATTGCATTTTTCATAAGTTCCACAGCTTTTTGAACTTCACATCCGTATACATATTCTGTTTTAGGTAAGTATTTTTCCATATTAATTACATTCACACTAATACCAGTTTCTGCAGATTTCTTAGCAACAGGAACAAAGTCACCCACATTAATCTTTTCAGTGTATTCTTCGCGAAATTGATTCAGCTCGGGTTTCCATACCAATAATGACTTATTTTCTGTAACAATCACACTTCTTCCACCATGTGTAGTAATCTTATATAATACATTTCCAGGGTCGTGACGTGTTACCGCTGTAATATTACCCCATGACATGTTACCATTATAGTCCATAGTTGAAATTGTAACATTATGGTCTATTTCAAGATATTCCATATTTTTTTCCTCCATATGTTGAATTCTCCCTGACTTTTCCATATGTCCATCAATCCATTCGCCAATTTTTACATATTTAGCCTCACTGTTTTCTACCACTACAATCGGCGTTTCCCATGTAACCGACTTTACAGCGGTATCAATCAAACCAATACGACCAGCCATAGCGTGAAAGAATAACTCCTCCGGGCGCAATCCACTAATAAACGAACTCTCGACAAACCCACGAGCATCCGGCGAATCATCGTATTTCGTAAAATGAGGCAGGGTTCTGCTTTCGAAACCATATGGAATGCGTTTCCCTTCGATCGCTTGTTGTCCCAAACAAGATGTCATTTGTGAAATGTTGATATCACTGCCTTTAGAACCAGCATTTACCATCGTAACAAAGCGATTATCCTTACTCAGGCTTTCCAGACCGATGCTACCGGCATCACTAATCGCCTTATTCAAAATATTGGACACTTGGTTTTCAAACTCAATATCATTTGTTTTGCCGGTCTTGTTATCGAAAACGCCGATATGCAATTGATCAATTAGCCCCTTAACTTCTGTTTTCTTAGATACAATAACCCCGGCAATTTTGTTATTTGTCTCCGCATTTGCAATCAAGTCGCTAATTCCGACACTATAAGAACTCACCTTCATATATTCCGTAATAATGTTTTGAAGGTCGTCGATAAATTTAGCCGAGGTCATGTTATTAAAGTCATTGCACGTCCGGTGGATCAGACCATTTGTTCCAGAACCGAGGACAGCTTTGTCGAGTTGTCCTCGCAAGTATTGCCCGTCACGAATTTCGAGTACGTTGTTCGAGGTGTTGTAGTCTTCTTTTTCGCCGAATGCTTTTTTCTTGTATTTAATCGTAATCGGGGGCATAATTTGCGAAAGTATCTGAAAGTTTGACAAGTTTCCATCTATGTTACTAAACATCGACTCATTCACTGTTTGTAGAGCCATTAGAAGATTCATTGCCGCGCGACTGTCGAATTTCACGCCAACGCGCGTAAACTGGTATGATCCTAGCAAAGAGTCTTGGAAAATACCAATAATCGACTGATTGTTTGCAGGACTGATAATCTGGAAAGGAACTGCCGCCAAATTTTTTAACTCCGCCTCCGATTCCTCATCTTGCGGCATGTGTAAATTCATTTCATCTCCCGATGAATCCCCAGTGTTTCCAAAGGGGGTGGACTGTATCTTAAGCAAGTTCGGGATGGCTAATCCTTCATTACTCACCAACACCCGTTCAGTCTCTGAGTGCCTTCCATAGTCTACCAATCGACCTTAGGAAGTAACACTGCGGATTGCCCAATTCTTTGACATTATTACCATTGGTTTCGGCTATTAACCGAGTTCCCTTATTATGTTTCCATTATAAGGTGGTAGTCAAAGACTCTAAGGGGTTTCCCGCATCAAGGTGTTTCGCCAAATGATTCTTTAAATATATAATAAATTCTTTTGCATTTTGTTTGCTTTTTTCTAAAGGAATATTTAAGTAGTTTGTTTTGAATCATTTGACTAGGAGGTAGCACGCTTTTAACGCCTCCTGTTTCCGACAGAGAGTTTATCGAAATCCGCATTATATGGTTT